CCGGTTTCACCTTGCGGACCTTGTGCACCTGTTTCGCCTGTATCGCCTTTATCTCCTTTAGGAATTCCAAAAGTCAATGCGAGGTTTTGCGTACTCGTATTGAATGACGCACTTGCTGTAGGCGATGATCCCGCAGGAAGGCCCTGAGCCGTGGCAGATGCGGACACAATGTTAGATGTACCGCCGCCACCGCCTCCAATAGCCTTATCTCTTGAACTATCAATTCTCCCATATTTCATTGATACGCTCATGTTTCGTCCTCTACTTCACTATTAGTATCAGTCTCAATGATCGAGCCATCCACGGAGCTTATGTCCGCTTCAAGGCTTTGAATACCATCTATCGTCTGGTGCATGATGTAAGTCTTGATAATCTCACCATCTTCGGCTACTACCTCGATACAATCTCCCGCCTCGAGGAATGGAAGTGCGCGCATCGTGATGTCCGCCGGTACAAACCGTATGTACTGAAGTTTAGGAATGAAATATGTATCTAACAATCCATTGATAATAGCCTCTGTTTTTGAAGGCAATTTATCAAAAAACGCATTAGCACCCATGTCGTAAACCGAAGTGCCTTCCCCGAAAGAATATATAACTTCTTGATCTTCATTGTTCAAGGTGTATTTATATCTAACGGCACCAATCGGTTCAACTTCATATTCTTCCCACCAACATTCACTGTAATCAGAAGGTACTATTGAATACGGATTGCTGTCGTTCATTTCAATGGCCTCTAATCCACCATATCTTGAAGGCCTGACATATTCTGCCATCAATTCCAAGATACCATCAAATACGGCCTTGTATGAATATGAATTATAATAATAATACCTTGTCCTTGCGGAACTACCCGCATCAAGTGTGCTGTCAAATTTTATAGGCAAGGTGACGGGGTTGTAGTCATATATATAAATATCATATGCGGGTTGAATTATCGTCCATCTATCTTCGACATTTTCACGAAAACCCACATACCTCATAAAATCTATTGCATATAAACGGTTTTCATTCATCAATTCATCCGGCAATAACAAATATTCTTCTCTTGAAGAACCCCGATATGTTCTACAATCATAAGAACTTGTTGAATTCATATGAGCTTCACTATAATATATGGAATTGATTATATCCGTAAATGTTTTTATTTTTTGCTCTATGTCAGATACAGGAGTAATTGTTTCACCGCAATTTGACATCATTTCGTAAATAATATCACTCATTTCTTCTACGGTGTATGTCTTTATGCGCTTATATCCATAACTATATTTTATTTCCCCCAAGTCTCTCATGTGACCAAAGCCTTGATCAATGGGTGATACCAAATAATCATATGTTTGACCTCCATCAGAATAAGTCCCCAACTTTAATTCAAGAGGCAAAACAGGCCCAACTACATGAGGACTGTCTGGTGTCGGTGTTCCTTCACAAGCATCTACGGAATTCAATCCATTTAAGTTTCGACACCATGCTCTTATAAGGTCATCTACATTATAAGTTAATTGAGATGTGTACCATCCTGATGAAAGTTTAAGCCTCTCAAATCCGGGAAGGTCATCATTGGTAGATATTGACTGACCGTATGCAGTAACCTTCCTATGCGCCATATCCCCATGATTACGAGGGCATGACTCAACCTTGAAAATGCCATAAGGAATAGTGAAGTCATTATAGGTAGTAACAATACGATCACATACCACGGTCGTGCCTAATGAAGTTGTTATTTCTTCTAATTTGAGATACTGAGGAAGAGATTGGGGGTCTCCCACCAAAAAGCCGTAAAATATTCTCGTCACATTGGAATCACTCCATCGATCAACCCAATAATCATAGCCATTAAATGTATATGACATTGAACTTGTGCTAAATGTAATTCTTCCCGAAAAAGTCCCGTCTGATTTAATGCCATAAACACACAAACCCCTGTATTCCGTGTTATAAAATGTCATTTTCGCACTTGTGCAATCTGTTGGCATTTCTTTAACCCAATAATTAGGTTTTGCTTCATCATTAAATATATCAGTAATAGGCGGAACTTGTTCAATCTTAACAATAGCAGGATCAAAATCATATTTCATTCCTGCCTCAATCTCCATACCTTTGATGTTGCCCCATTTGGGAATGTCATTCACTTTTTCATCAACAAACTCAAACTCCAGCGCAGAGGCCTCGGCAAGACCATACTTAAACTGCTGCTGAGAACAAATACTTTCTTCAAACTTCACACTCTCACTAACAATGTTCTCGTTAGTTATGTCGGGGCACTCACCATTCGGGAAATGTACAACAAATTCCTTATGAGTGCTATCGCTTTTTAAGATCTCTTGCACTTCCTGCGGTACTTCGATCATGTTACCTCTCCTCTATTTCAAGCGTGATGCTCCAAAGTCCGGGAGCATCATTATAGTCCACGGCCACCTTACCATTCGTATCAATAAAAGCATTGATAGTCTTATATGCCTTGAGGTTATTGACATATAGATACACACTATGAACAGTAGATGCCTCAACCGCAGTAACGAAAGCATTCATGTCATTTGCACTCGTAAATGTCAATATGACAGTACCTTCTACCTTCTTACGGTACACATCCCTATGCGTCACAAAGTTTCCATCAACCCACTCGCTCACAAGGTCCTTGGAATTAACGGAATACTTCTTATGATATATGTACTCTCCGTAATTCGTGCCATCAATCGTCAAATTCATTACATTCCGCTCCCTGTTCTCTTCACGAGTTTCCCATTTTCCTGTCTAATGACTTTGAATAGCTTAGCAGTATCACCTTGCAGTATCACATTTACTGTGGGTGCAACTTCATTGTAATCTACCATACCACCTCCTGCAAGAGCAAGGGCAGGAGCACTATTATACCCGACAACTCTATTGTAAGAATACCCGCCATCATAAGTATTTACTGCAGGCGCATTATAAGTATTAGTTGCAGGAGCACTACCACCTTCTGCAGAACCTTCACCACCGCCTTGTCCGCCACCTTCTTCCTTGGCTTTTGCGACTTTATCTTTCACACCTTGCAGAAGGCTGTTGGCAAGGTTGGATACCTGTGACTTGAGCCATTCCCATTTTTCTTTCAGACCCTCCCACAGTTTTGTGACCATATCCTTACCTACGGTCTTAAATTTCTTTGGAAGTTCCTGGATCTTTTTATGCAGATCATCCACGAATTTCTTCGCAATCTTTGGACCTTCTTCTTTAAGTTTTGTGCCCCATTCTTTTACTTTAGTCAAACCTTCATCAACGGCAGTCTTGATCTTTTCGGGCAAATTCTTAAAGAACAGATAGAATGATGCAATCGCCTGCCCTGCCCAATAAGCAAGTTTAGTAGGCATCTGTGAAAGCCAAGATCCGAGTGTACTGAGTATTGTAGAGCCTATAGTTCCGACCGTCTCACCAAATGTGCCCGCACATCCGGCAAGGTACTCTATCAGTGAGCCAACTATCGAAACGAGTGCTTCAATAAACAGCGGCCCATTACTAACAATCACTTCTACAAGTGACGATATAATCTCGGGGATCGCTTCTATCAAAGCACCAATAATCTCGGGCATCGCCTGCACAAGGGCAAGGTTCAACTGGACAAGCCCTGCAATCAACTGAGGTAAAGCCGTGAGCAGACCCGATACAATACTATCGATGATTTGCGGAAGTGCGTCCACAAGCGACTGGATGATCTCGGGGAGTGCCTGTGTTATACCAGTCACTAACTGCATCGCTCCGTCAATCAACACCGGGATCATTTCGACCAAAGCATCGACAGTTGACTGGACCAGACCGGGTAAAGCATCGATCAGCACAGGTAAAGCCTCTGTCAAGCCTTGCACTAATCCGTTAATTAACTGCACAGCTGCATCAATCAATAACGGCGCATTATCGATCAAGGATTGCACTATTTGCAAAATAATATCAATGGCCAGCGGTATCAATGTGGGAAGTGCAGTTGCAATTCCATTCGCAAGCCCTTGAATAAGTGAAGCAGCAGATGAAACGATGTATTCCGAATCATCTGCGATCATTTGTCCTAAATTAGAGATTATATCAGTAAAGGCAGAAAATAATGTGGGTGCAGCCTGACCAATACCATTTACAAATTCAAGTATAATGCCCCCCGCTTTTACGATTATGCCTCCGGTATCGCCTCCCATATCGAATAAACTCGATATCTTTTCAGACATACTACTTGCGGCTTCACTCCAATCAAAATCAAGCAAAGCCGTATATAAATCACCCAAAAGACCATCAATTACATTTAATACAGTAGGCAATGCGCCTTGAATTCCCTCTCCCACGGCTCCCAAAAGTTGCATACCGCCATCAACTAATGAAGGCAGAACAGCGGATATCAACTCTGGTATTTTTTCGGTTATATAAGGGGCGGCCTTGGAAACAAAGTCGCCTATGCCTTCCATGATGGTCTTGATTCTGGGGATTACTTGATTGACAAGTCCCGTTTCAGAATCTACGCCAAATATAGAAGTAACTAAGCCCTCCATTGCACTAGAAAGATCTCCGCCACCGGCTATTGCGGTCAAAACATTTTGCCATGCTGCTTTTGTGGCATTAGCAGATCCTTCAATAGTTTTCATTGCTTCTCTTTCAGTGGTACCAGTGATATTCATCTCTTTTTGCACAAGATGAATTGCTTGAACTATATCAGCATAACTATCTATTGAAAGATCCCCAGCTTCACCTTGGGCTTTAGCCAACTCATTAGCTTTATCAATAAGTTGCTGCATGCCCTCTTTTGTACCACCAAATCCAAGATTCAGATTATCAAGAGTCATGTACTGACCTTTAGCGAGGGCTTGATATACTCCAGCAAGTTCTTCTGCGGTATATACACCAAATGTGCTCGCATTATCGGCAATATCTCGCATGGCTTGATCTGCCATCTTTGCCGCTTCTACAGTATTACCGCCAACTGAATTAATGAGCGCGGCCGAGAACCCTGTGACATTCTTAATATATTCATTTGCAGACATGCCCGCCGTCTTATAAGCGTTATTGGCGTTTTCTAGCATTGCGGTTTGGGCTTCTTCTAATTGTTCCCATTGCGCTTTAACTTCAGTGGTAGTCTTACCTTGATTTTTAGCAAATTCTTCGAGAGATTGCCCCATATTACCATAGAGCTTTTGAACGCCACCGACTAACTGCTCATATTCAGCATATGAAGAAATGGCCGCCTTTGCCATCATGGCGGCTCCAGTAGTTGCTGCACCTACTGCCGCAGCAGTTGCTCCTGCGGCTATCTTAAATGCTTTGCCGATGCCCGAACCAATTGACTTAACAGCGCCACCAATTTTACCTGCGGCAGAGTTAGCATCTTTACTCGCATCATCTAAGCCCTTTTCATATCCATTTTTATCAAGCGTTATTCTCACTGCGAGTGCCAGCAGATCCATGAGCTAATTTCCTCTTAATATGATCAATGATCTCTTCCTGAGTGCGTGTCTCAACGGGTTTAGATATATCTATAATATCAGCATATCTTTTAGTTAACGATGCACCACCATATACTTTAGAAGTATTTTCTGTTAAGATCTTTAATGCATCAGTAATGTATAACCGGAATATTTGTTCCTCTTGTTCTTTTTTGATAAAGGCTACACAATGAGAAATTATGTAGCCTTTACCTAACACATTGAGGAGTTGAAGGTCAATAGTTTCTAAGCATTCAAAATATTTATCCGGTCCAAACGTGCCAAGGATGTAAAAAAATCGAGCACATTTTCATCGTTAATAATTGAATTGAATGCTGATAAATACTCAGACACCGTATAATCGTCTACATTCTTCGGATCTACAAAACAGCAAAGAGCTAAGACCTCAAGCGTTTCATCACCATGAGTTTCAAGAACTGCATCAAGTATTGCTACAAGATTTTCCTTGATTTGCCTTTGCGCAGCCTCTTTATTCCGGATTTCAACATTGAGTCTTTCTTCATCAGTAGCATCAATGGCCGCAATCTCCCGATGTGGAAGTCTCTTACGGATATTTATGATATCCGTATCATTCAACCATTTAGCTATACTTTTCCGGATCAGATTTGTTTGCGCCATAAATTCCGAAGGTTTACAATTTACAAGTGTCTTCATATTTATCCCTTTCTCCTTAAGATTATTCAGTTACAGTCACCGCGCAGGTGTCAGTAAATCCACCATCAGTGGTAGTCACCGTGATAGTAGCAGTTCCTTCTGCAATAGCAGTCACAAGTCCCTCGCTGTTAACCGTAGCGATCGATGCATCACTGGAAGCCCATGATACTGACTTATCACCGGCATCAACGGGTCTTACTGCTTCAGTGAGTTGTGCAGTCTCATCTACCATAAGAGCAAGCGTTGAAGGAATTACGCCTACGCCTGTGACATGAATATCTGCATCTACAGGATCAATCGAGTAGAATACCATGGGTACTACGTCCTGCGCTTTTATTGACACATGACCCGTGATTTCAAGAGCCACAGTACCTTTGCCGTTCTTCGAGGTCTGCAGTGAGAAGCCACCAGTTGAAAGCGCATTGAGCAACTGAATAGCAACGAAGCCACCATCTGCTCTATCACCAACCCACCAAAGGTCTGTAAAATCAGACTGTGAAAGGTTCCTACGAGGAACTATCTTTCCAGTGTTAGTCAGATCTATGTCAGCTGCACCAAGTGAAAGCTTGATCAGCTCAGGTGAATTTCCAAGTGATGATGTAGCAATCTTACAATCCCAACCATCCAGATGCTTGAACTCCATAAGATTCACAGGTGCATTATCAACATCCTCAGCATAATCACTGTAAGTAGGTACACACGTGGGGTTTATACCACCAGTCGTTGCACAGATGATATCTGCATCAGTAAATCCAATATTACCTGCTGCTGCTTGTTCGATGTCAAATTTTTTAAGGAGAACACCGGCATCTACCTGCAGGCCATCGAACGCATTCTCCGGGATTTTAGTATACCTTCCCATTTGTTTACCTCCTTAATATGCGGTAAGAAATTCCGCTACAATATTGAGCACTATCCTACGTACCATTTTATCACTATCATCATTCATCCTTATCGCAAAAGGACTTCCTTTATAAATAAGTAATCTACCACCGTCGATCTTTATGCCGCTTGGATAAAGATCATAAATGGCTTTAGCTACTTGTTCTGACTTTTCTGTAACGTCTTTCCATGAAAAATTGTTATACCATATCGAAGCTGTTAGAAATACGTTATTATCAAAACTATCTGTAGCTACCTCATATGTGATATATGGCATCTGAGCATCATCAGGGACTGTAAGTTGATCATATGCTGGAAGTCCAAATGAACTCCAAAAATTATGTAATGCTTGTGCCTTATCCATAATGATTACCTAATTAGCAGGCAAAGACAAGAGCTCTTCTGCAGTGACTTGTCGCATGTCGAGTATCGCTGAATTAGGGGTGTACTTGTCATCACCATCTGAAGTAACTCTAAATATTTTACCGTCTGATTTACGCTTAAATATATCATTATATGAAAGCGTAAGATTCTTAGCAGTGGTAATAGTATAAAGACTTGTAACTCCCTCTTTTGCGGCTCGCCGTGCCTCTATAGAAGTATTAAATACTATAGCAGCATCAAATTCCGCGCCCTCTGTCCATACCGGAATGACTGACCCATAACCATCTGGCCGTGTCGTCTTATCCATAAATATGCACTTTTCCATTGCGTCCAATAATAAGCTCATGCTCTAAGTTTCCTATATTGATTTAAGCGTGATGCATAAGTTGATTGCCATGTGGGCACAGAAGATCCGCCTTCAGAACTCCCGCTCGCTTTAGAATAAGAATATCCGCCAAAAGATTCGCTCGTATAAGGGCTCTTAACTGTTTCACCATAAGCGGCCACCCACCTATCGATCTCATCGTTTAATGCGATCACATCGGTAGGTATCGCCATGAGCCAAATAGATCCATAAAATGCTTCGTCTATAAGTATCAGATCATTAGTATACTTATACACCCCATCATTAAAGACTGAACCTATTATTCTAAAATACTGGTTCTCTTGAATTTTTTCAATAAAATCATTATCAATGATTTTTCCATCAAATATCTCAAAAGTACCATGTATTTTAGGCTGGTTTCTATCGAACCAATTGTTAATCTCTTGGCATAATTCACTTAGCATTGTCGTTTGCCTTTTTAACTGCTTTCTTTACTTGCTCTGGCTTTTTCTCTTCGACGACTTCCTTTATCAAAGGTCTATTCCTAAGATTCTGAGCCGTTGACAGCTCCTTTATTCTATTTGGAGAAACCTTTAAATCAGAGCGGGGAAAAACATCCCCCGCTCTATATTCGTGGTTATTGTCTTGGAGATCAGCAAAGCTTTCAATAACCTTATACGTCATATCATGCTCCTGTGATAGTCGTAATAGCTACACCATCGGCATACTCATACCAGAGCTTCATGCCCATAAGTGCGAATGACTCACCCACGGCTGTACCGTAGTTACCCTGTGCATGGAAGCCGATCAGATTTGTATCACCATCCGTGGTATATACCAGACCAAGCTTTGCAAACTCGGTAGAAGGATCGACATAATAAAGTACCAGGTTGTCAGCAGGTATAGCTATTACCTTGCCAGACTCGATCTCAGATGACAGTATTACTGTATCTGCGCCCAGGAAATTCTTTATATATTGAAGACCAAAGAGATTCTGAACCGTGATCTCAGCGCCGCCAAGATATGCATAGAAATCAAGCGTATTGACAAAGACTACTACACTTGAAATATTTTTATGCATCTTCTTAAACTTGTCCTGCACCTTACCGATTGCCATCGACACGGCCATCTGGAATGTGGCATAAGAACCAGTAAGCGCTGAAGCGTTACCGGTGAGCTTATCATAAAAGTCATCCATGACTGTGCTTTGCAGCTCATTCAGAAATGCCTCATCAGACTTCTCAACGGCTATCTCTACACCGTACTTATCGACATCCTCAACGGGTACTGCCTTAGCATACTTCTGAAGAGTAAGATCTTCATGGCCGACCTCTGTGATTGTAGCCTTAGAATAAGGAATTACATGTCCGGGATCAACATCACCATCTTCAAGTGTCACTGATGCGGTATAAGATTTAAGCTGCGTTCCGGCCTGCTTTGCGATCGGCCTCATTACACCAAGTACTTCACGAAGAGCATCCCAATTCTGACCAAATCTGGTTACAAAATCAAGCTCTCTTGCCGTAACATTCACATATACATTAGGAAGACTGTCACGTGGATTAGTTAAAGTTTCAACATTTGTTGCTGGCATTTTTAATTTCCTCCATTTCTGATCATCTCTGCCCAGGCTTTTTGCCTTTCCTGAGTATCTTTGATTTTCATGATCTCTTCTTTTGTCTTTACGACATTATTACTGGCTCCCGGCGGTGTAGAAGTATCTGCACCTTCTTTTCCATCTTTCACGATGAAATCTGACCACTCTTCAGATAAACTCTTTTTAAGATCTTCAGATCCCTCAATCTTTCCATCTTTATCAAGTTTGATCTTATCGAGCTCTGCCAACTTTGCTACTGCATCGATCCTCTTTTCAGAAATACCTATTTCCTTAAGTAGGCTCTTATATGCCGCAGTCTTGCTGTTGTTGGTTTTCTCAGTCTCAATTCCTTTTTTGTACTCATCGAAATCTTCTTTAAGCGCATCATACTTAACTTTATAAGTATCATCCTTAGAAAGATCTTCGATTTGTTTGTTTGCTGCATCAAGATCTTTTTGAACCTTATCAAATTTCTCAGCTTTTTCCTTAAATGAGTCTCTTTCTTCTTTAAGAGCTTCTACAGTATCGCTGTGAGCTTTGATGATCTCATCGATCTTTTCTGCTGGAATGTCAAGTGCTGCTAAAAACTTTCTACTAAGCGCCATTTTTAATCTCCTTTTCTTCGGGGGCATTTCTTTGCCCTTTGATCTCATAATCATTATAATGTGGTAATGGAAAAAAATAAATATTAAAAAAAATTTATAAAAAACTATTTACAAATCCTTAGAAATGTGTTATTATAATTACATCAAATAAATAATAACTTTTTCCTAAGGAGGTAACAAGATGAAAAACATCACAATGATTGAAGAACACCTTTACGAAAATAAAAATGGCACGATTAGCGCCGAATACAGGGTTTACGATGGCCTTGTTTATGAAATCAAAACCAAATCTCAACTCAACAAAACAGAAAAAGAATGGTTACAGAAAAACGGGATTGCAGAAGTATTTCACTTTTAATAGTACCCGCCCCGGAGGTTACGAGGACAAAGAGGTAAAAATATAAATCCAATAATTGAACACTATAAAGATCACCATAGAGTGGTCTGGCCGGACGGCTCAACAACGGAGCTTGATACTTATGAGGAAGCACGGCAAGAAATTAAAGAAAGTGGGGAAGAATGACAAGAGAAGAAGCAATTATAGAAGCAGATATAGAAAGTGAGAGCCTTATAATTTAAGGCCCTCTTCTATTATACGCTTATAATCATCTGCATAATTAGTAATTGCATTTCTTAAGAATGGTCTGGGATTCATTTTAGTTGTCCCAAATTCCACATATGGCGCATACTTTACATCGGTCCCAATATAGGCGGATTCTGCATCATGCCTATGTGTAATAGATCCTTTAAGTCGACCGGTTCTTATATAGGTAGGACTTTGCGGAGTATCATAAACTAATTTATTGATCTCACTTACAGCATTACCCTCAGCCTCTATTCCTAACGCGTCTAAAACAATCGGTAATCTACGATCAAGTTCAGCTAGTACCACTTTAGTATTATCTTGTACTTCTACTTTCATTTAATTATCCTCTGATTATTTATTCCATGTAAATCCTTTGACATGAGCCCTTATACTACATCTACAGTTATAAACATTAGCCGGATCTGCACCAGGATCTCCCGGGTACATGATCTCACCGAGTGAATTCTCAAACGGTTCATCAACACCTCTTCTTTGTCCGCTCAACTCTAAGTGCCATGCTCTTGTATGACCGTCATGTCCGGCTATCCATTCACGCTCCATGATCACGCCGTCTTTTTCAGCACGCTTAAAGCTATCTTGCCTGCCTCTATTTTCAGCACTAGTAACCATGGTTCTGGCATTACGGATGGCCGATGCTTTATTCATATTAGTAACATTTTGCAGACGCTTAGAGATCTCACTAATGCTTTCACCCTTTAATAGCCCTTGCATAAGTTGGCTATTGATGTGCTTTGCATTCCATCTTTTATCTTTCACTCGATCTAGTTGTTTAGTAGGTAATCTAAGCCTATTATTAAGCATAAGGTTTCTAATGGCATCTTCATTAGTTAATGCAAATGTATATCCATTTATCTTTTCATCACCAAAAGCATTATAGTTAAGAGTATATATCTTTGGTATATCTCCATTCACATAATCCAATGCAGTCTGATTAAGATTAGCCATCTTAGCTGTAGTTTCATTGATCATGGCTTTATAACGCTTATCATTCAATGTCACATTCTTAACTGCGGTCTCATATTTTTTCTGAGCCTCAGCAATAGCCTCTTTATTCTTAGACTTCTTAGCATCTTGAAGTTCCTTATAGAGCTTATCTAACTTCTTTTTATGTGACGCCATATATTTACGCCACTCCTCAGATAATTCATTCTGAGAAGTGGCATAAAGTCTATAGATCTTCCGCTCTAAATGAGCTAATTCTTTATCAGTTTGTTTCCTTGCCTTGTCCGTCATCTGCACTTACCTCATTTTGTACATTCAACTCATCTTTGAGCTCTTCATTTTCAGCTTCAAGTGCTTCAAATCTGCCGGCTTCTTCTTTAAGAGTATTATCAAGAATATCATCTATTTCATCAATACTGAGAAAAGGCAGATGTTTAAGTATAGTTTCATCATCCAGATACTGGGCCGCAGCAAGTACCATATTTGTTTCCTCAGTCTGATTGATAATAGTGCTGCGCTTAAATGACGGATCATCATCAATACCAGCCAGCTCTAAAATATTTTGGATAAACTCAATAATACAATACTCAAAATCATCTGTCTTATTATTAAGTGGTTCATACGAGGCCCTAATAGCTGTGGCCGTAGCACTACCTGACGCAATGGCTTCAGTATCAAGAGCCATGGCATCTTTGATGAGATCCTTTTCAAGCCGGTTAAGATATGTTTCTCTCGCCGTAACAGGCACATCTACCGTGTGGGATTCTACTTTTGATCCATGTTCATCATCTCCACTTATAGCTGCCGCGTGAACTGTTTTCATGTGCTGGATAAACTCTGCAAGATCTATATCGTCCATGCCACCGGCATTACTTATTGTCCAATAGATCAATGACGCATCGTCTACATCATTTGCAAATCCGGATTCTATCAGATCATAACAATCGATCTTAGGCTGCCAGGCCTTTATCTTACATACGTGATCTTGATTTCCCCACAGAGGTACAATAGGAAATCCCACGTAGTTCTCACTATCATAGATCTCTTTACCGTCCGCTTCTGAATATCTGACATTTAAGATATAGGATCTTTTTTCTTGATAAACCATAAGCTCTGATTTATCCTTATGCTTAATATATTCAGTATAGCCATCAAGCTCATATAACGTAGCTCTAAGCGGTTTACTATCATCTATTTGCCAAAATCTTATGCCTGCTTTAAGTGCGCCATCCTCTTCATCATAAAGCGGCACAAACTCAAGAAACTCAAAGACATCTATATGATCCATGTTATAAAAACCGAATGCTTCGCCTTGAGTAAGCGCTAACTTACCAAGCTTTTGCATAGCTACATCAAATGGCTTGCGCTTGGTTCCTAACCTCTTACTTGTATCATCATTGTTAAAATTAACGCCATTCCCCAAAAGGTACTGATTTTCTTGTACATTAAACCGATTATAAAAACTACTCGGCAATTGGTGATTAGCGCTAAAGTTATCTGGAACCGCTATGCCGCTCATTGTATAAAGCAGCTTACGGTATCTCATAATCGTCGTATTGCGCTGCTTGTCATAGTTCTCACCGATTATTGCCCATTTATATGGCTCACTACCTTTATGCTCACTAATGGCCGCAATAATAAATTGTTTAAGTAGTGTTTCATCATTCACTACTTTTAATAGATCTTGATAAGTCTTCATAAAAACCTCCTACAAAAATAATAGTTTATTTGTATCTATATCTGAATGAGGTTTCCTTCTCATTACATTCTGAGTACCATATCTGATCGAGTCAATGTGATGGTTAAACATATCGATGGGCTGATTGATATATTCACCTGTTTTCTTATCTTTAATCCAAGTATAGTTCTCAAACTCTTCAATAGTCTTAACACATCTTTCATCAATGATTATATCATATCGCTGTAGTCGATCTATCCCATTCTTAACTGAGTCAGGCCCTTTAACCGCCGGCGTTATACGATTTATACCCAATCTACGTAATTCGGCGATAGACTTAGGCTCTGCGGAGTCTGCAACAATTCTCTCTTTAGCAAAACCCAGGTCAGTTATTGTTGTAGCGATAACATCATTAGTCATGCCAGTCTTATCATACTCACCAGTAATATACAGCACCTTATTTATCTGATCTAAATAACCCCAAGTAATTGCAGTCGGATCATTAGTATATCCAAAATCCATACCAATCCAAAAAGGAAGTCCTTCGATTTCTTCACTGCTAATGAGCTTAACTCTTTTAACTGGAAATACCAACTTATCAAGAGTAGCAAAAGCTCCCAAAACATAAATCTTAAAATATGCTGGATTTGTTCTCTCTAATCGTAAAAGTGAATTAATGTATTCTTGCGGTAAATACGGATTATCTTTATATGTAGTATGAATGATCACCGTATCTTCCGGAGTTCCATTTTCAAAAAATCTCTTATAAACCCAATTAGCTTTACTAACTGGATTAAACATAAGATAAATTTGAAGCATACCGCAATTAGCTCTCAAACGTAAATTTAACTGATCAAAATCATCTTCGGTTAGTTCAGATGCTTCTTCTACCACAATATCTGTTATGCCTTCAATTGATTTTATTTTTTCAGGATCATCCAGGCCCTTAAACAATATAATAGATCCGTTAATCAACTCAATAGTATATTCGGATTTATTGATCGAGCGAATTACTGCGGGCATTTGATAAAGCAGTTTTAAGAACATTGCCCAAACAGAATCTTTAAGCGTGTTACCCACTTTTCTTACTACCAATAATTTACGCTTAGATTGTAAGATCTTAAGCAAGATTTTTTGAGCTACAAAATGAGACTTACCAGAACCAGCCCCTCCGTAATATACATTGAAGCGGGTAGTATAGTCTTTAATATATGGCCAATACACAGGAAGGATCCATTTATCAAGTCCTTTAATTCTCATCGTCTATTGCTCCAAAATCAATATCAATGTTAGTATTAATCTGCTCTACCTTATCAACCGGTTTTTGTCCGGCTGTATCACGCAATAATTCAAAGGCCTTGGTATCACCATTAAGAGCCTTCTTGAATAATGCAGCTGCTGTAGCCTCAGCACCTGTAATTTTCTTACCGTCTTTTGTTTCAATCTTTTGTGATAAAAGGATCTCCAGACAGTCCTTAAGCAATTTCTTATCACGTCTAGCCCTACCAGATGCCTTACCACCAGATGCACCTTTTTCTTTAGCAGTTTCCTTAGTAAAATGAACACCCACTTGTCCTAAATTTGGATTAGCCATTCAATAACACCGCCTTTTTCCCTGTAAAGTTTTCCCATCGCTGTATAATTACATCAATCATTATTCCACCTTGCCTTCCAACCGTAATTATCTGTTTCTTTGTGGCACTCATGACATAGAGTTAAACCATTATCAACATCGAACATCAATTCTGGATATTTGCAACGCTCTTTTATATGATGTGCTTCAATATCTCTTTTCCTTTGCCCGCATTTCTGACAAGTAAAATTATCTCTCGTGAATACTGCTAATCGCCATTCTTTATATTCTGCGCTTGTCCTTAACAAGTCAGCTTCTTTCGTTTTGCCACCTTGCCAAAAATGAGATTGTTCTCCCTTACGTTCTCTATATGCTAAATCTCTGCATTCAGTCGAGCAATATTTTTGATTCCTGCTTTTGAATGTCTTAAACCTTTTACCGCATATAGGGCATTCTTTTTCTTCTGTTCCCCTTTTGCTCCAACATTCTTTTGAACAGTAAACAGACTTTCTGCCTTTGTGTTCATGTATCGCTCTAAACTCTTTACCACATACAGGGCAAATCGCTATTCTTGCTCTTTGTAAATGTGGATAATGCTTGCCTTTTTTACCGCCCTTTGGCATATACTTGTAACGGCATTCTTGTGAACAATATTTTTGGTCTAATCGTTGCGGATGAAACCATTTTCCGCACTCGCATTGATTCCATCCTTGAAGTCTTGCTTTGCCGCATTTAGGACAAGTAGAATTTTTATGCTCTGGCTTTTCTTCAGTTTCAAATCCGCATTCTTTGCATATCCATTTTTGCAACATAATTATCACCTCTTAATAATTATATCACATTAAGTGGATTTATACAACTTCGGAATATGGTATCCTTTTCCCGTCTTTTAATAGAAACACATCTGCATCAGAACCCTTGAAATTGATATACCGCTGAATGATTACGGAAACGTATCTGGGATCAAGCTCACACATATAGCATTTTCTGTTTAACTGTTCGCAGGCTATTAGTGTGCTACCACTACCGCCAAAACAATCAAGAACGCTATCGTTTTCTTCTGAAAAGTCTTTCAGTATGTTTGCAAACATACCAACAGGCTTTTGTGTCGGATGCACTCTTGTTTTGCCCTCTACTTCTCTGCTACCCTCACGGCATAAGCCATTCCACAAGAAATGATATAACCTTACACCTTTATCAAAAGAAGTCCACGCAAGCTCGGCATCAGCAAAATTTCCTGTGTTCTGCTTATCCCACACAATCCAACACCTTGAAGGTGGCAAAAAGTCTGTAAAATAATTTCCGCCAAAGATAATCTGATTTTCTGTGCAAGTCAAGGCAACATTATAATTTGCCCTTGCAGTATCTGTTGTATCATCACCTATAATCGGAGCATATTCGTTGCAATCAAGTATTTTATTTTTCCCTTTTTGACCATATCCGACTTTGCCCTTACTGCCAAAAGGTTTATCGCCGCCCACCTTTTTATCAACAGATACAACGCTTATGCCATAGGGTGGGTCTGTCAGAAGTAGTTTAGCCTTTACCCCATCCATAAGCCTATCAATAACCGCAACATCCGTAGAATCTCCACATATAAGTCTATGGGAATTTCCTAATAGCCACAAATCGCCTAATTTGCACCTTGTTTCAATCTCTTCAGGAACATTATCCTCGACAATCTCTGTCTCTTCCTTAATCTCTGGCAGATTCCAATCCAAGTCATAACCATTAAAATCAATATCCGGGATGTCTTCGGCTAAAAGCTCAAAATCCCATTCGGATTCATTTAGTTTGTTGTCCAGGAGCCTCAGCTTATTAGCCTCTTCCGGAGTAAGATCTTCCAACTTGACCACAGGAACAACCGGTACCTTCAGCTTTTTACACGCTGCCAATCTGCAATGGCCTATGATTACATTATTATCTCTATCAATTACAATAGGCTGAACCATTCCAAACTCAGAAATGGATTTTGCGACATTGTCAATTTGCTTTTTATTGTGCTTTTTTGCATTACGCTGATATGGTACTAAATCATCTGTAGGGATAAACTCCCAATTCGGTTTAATTTCGGTTTGCATAACTATTCCTCCTTTGATCCTAATTATAACGTACGTTTATAAAAAAAGTAAATATCAGGGAAGTGTATCACAAAATGTGCACTAAAATATCACTCTTTTAAAAAGTCTGATACAGCTCAAAGGCTTGCAAACACTGGATTTGTGAGCTCTGTATCACAAAGTTCACTAAATTTCCCTATATAATTATATTTTTTATATATTTCTATATTTCTATATATTATATATTTATATATTATATATTTTTTTTTTATTTTTATAAAGAAAAAGAGTGATATTGTGATACTATATAATAAAAAATATAATAAAATCAATACTTTGAACAGTATCAGAAAAAGTTCAGAAAGTATCAAAGTATCACAAAAAATAAGTAATAATAAAAATATTTACAATAAGATATAAAAATACTATAATAAAAAGGTGTAAAAAATATTTAATAATATTTTTATAAGAAAGGAGAAAATGCACATGAAACAAATGGGATATCCAGTAGAGAGCGGATATATGGGATTAGAAAGAGATGGAAAATATCATCTATTCGCAAGTGAGCAGGATTACAAAGAGTATATCGAAGAGGAAAAAGAGGAGGAGAATGATGATAGAGATTAAGGATCCTATAAACATGAAGGCAATCAGAAAAGAGGAGACACAGGCAGAGCATTATCAGGACATAGCCGATATGATTGATACCTACGCAGATACAGATAAGAAGTTTATGCTCTGGTATCTTCTCGGTAATATGCGAGAGGGCTTGCAAAAGAATATAGATAATTTAGAGAGTAAACCTGTTAAGGATGTATCAGATTATGCCGTAAGGCGTATGATATATGACCACTACAGATGGTCAGAAGATATGCGGAATGTATTGCAAGAGGAAATCTTTTAAAGAAGGGGGTAAAGAATGTATAAAGAAGACTTCGAACGATCAAGGCTTACTTATTCAGATGTAGCACATGAATTAGGCTGCTGTGAACTGACCGCCAGGAAAAAGATCAACGGTCAGACAAAAGTAACCAAAGCTGAGCAAGTAGTTCTTGATCAATTATTTGAAGGAGAGAATGAAGCATGTACGATTTCAAGGCACAGTCGTTAATATTCAAAGGCTATAGAAAAGGTAAAGAAGGAAAAAAACCTGCAAATAACCGCCTATATAAATATGAAGAAGTAACTGACGGCAACAATTATGGCGGTCAATGCGCAGATGGGATCATTGATGTAAGCTTTGATGACGTGGAATTATTTGATCAGATTCTCAATATATGTGAAGACTTAGATCTTATCACATATAGCTTATACTCCCCCCACGGCGGCCATACTTATTGGAGATATGATAAGAAGATCAAAGACGGTCATGATATCATATTGGCTCTGGGTGTCAAAGCGGATATCCATAGTAAGGGTACATATATACCGCTTAAGGTTGACGGAGAGGAAAGAAAAGAAGTATTTGATAATATTACCGTTATTCCAGAGCTGCCGGATTGGTTACTACCCGCAAGAACCGGCCAGGACCTGTGGCAGATGAAAGAGGGTGACGGTAGGAATGATGCACTTAGTAAACATGCGTTTGCTCTTGGTAAAATCAAACTTAATGAGGATCAGATCAAAGAGATATATAAAATAATAAATAAGTATGTCTTAAAAGATCAG